TCGTCCTCCTGACCCCACCCGGTGAAACCCGGGTCCATGGGGACACCTTCGAGGACTTCGCGCGAGAGGACGACCAAGCCGCCACCCCTGCGCGCCGTGTGGTTCTCGATCAGGTCGGTCGATCGGTCCAAGACGGTACGCCCGGACAGAACGGCCTTGGTTGACTCCTGGCTCAACCGCTTGACGACCTTGTGCGGCATCGCCCACTTGGCGCGGTTCTGCTCGACCGCCATGACGGCGGCTTGGACCCCGTCACACCAGACGTCGGCGTCGGCCACGATGAGCGTGCCTGCCTTGGTCTGGCGCAGAGCGTCGGCCACTGCCGCACCCTTGGACCACGGGCCCTCGGCCGGAGTTCCGGTGATCACCTCGAAGGTGGGGTAGCGGAGCTGCCAGCGCTTCAACACCCACGACCAGATTTCAACCCGGGCGGGGTCGTTGGTGCGCCAGGGGACCAGAACGGCAATGCTCATGCTCGGTCACCCCGCAGGAACACTACGTCGCGGATCTCTCCGCCCGTCTTGCGCTGCCCCTTGTTACCTCGTGCCCACCGGCTGACCCAGTCGTAATCGCGCGTCCAGCGATCGACTTCGACGAATCCCTTGGTGGTGACAGCCTCGGTGACCAAGTCGTACGAGCTGGCAACCGTGGGGTCGTCGACCGTGCACGTTTCGACGATCACCATCTGAAGGCTGTCCCAGGGGGCTGCCGACAGGACTTCCAGCTCGTGACCCTGAGCGTCGATCACGGCAACCTGAGCGTCGGGGGCGATGGCGTCGAGCCTGCGAAGCGCCACCCCCACCGTGCGGGTCACCTGGTCGAGCGGTCCGGGTTCCAGCAGCGTTGACATGTTCGTGCGCTGCAAGATGTTGAGGGTCGCTTCGCCCTCGTGGTCGGAGCAAGCGGCCTGCACGACCTCGACGCCCGGGAATCGGGTTCGAAGTTGTTTGGCCAGCTCCGGGATGGGCTCCACCAGCACCATGTCCGTGAAACCCGCTTCGTAGTAGAAACGCATCTCCTGGCCCTCGTGCGCGCCCACGTGAACCAGCTTGCCGGGGTCGACCCGGTGGCGCTTGACGAGTTCCGGAAACGCCTGCATGACGTTGCCCATTACTTGGTTGTTCCCCTCGTGGCAGGGTGCCGCTCGTAATCAGCCGGAAAGTCGATGTCGTCGGTCCAGTCGTTGATCTCGATGAACCAAGGCTGCATGACCCGGTGACTGTTGAGGGGCGTTCCCTGGATGCTTCGCAACAGCGTCCAGCCGTCGCGTCGATTCGATTCGCCGGAGTGGAACGTTCGAACGATCCGCTCAAGGTGGCGGTCGAGCATACGGTGACAGTTGGGCCACCAGCTCGCGGCGAAGATCTCGCCGTACGGAGTCCCGGTGACGGTGGAACGCCGGAACCTGCCGTACACCCGGTAGCTGTGAGGTCTGGCCGGGGTTTTCTTGATTACGCGTAGAGCGCGGTCGGTGAAGTAGACGTCACCGAGCAGCATGACCGTACGGCCTGACTCGGACCACAGGTCGCGGCAGGCCAGATACTCATTCTCGAAGTCCGCAGCCGCGCGCTCGTGAGCGACCACACCCGGCAGCCTGTACCGGTTGTCGCCTGGAGGCACGGTCATGTGGACGTCATCCGTCAGCGCCAGGGCCTGCCTGACTGTACGGTGAATGAGGGGCTCCCCACTGTGCGCCGTCAGGGGCGCCAGGTGGGACGGAACGCCGAGGTGGTTGTTCCACTTCGACTGTCCGCCTGCTGCGGTGATGATCAGCCTCACCCGAACACCACCTTCTCGATGTCTTGCAGCCTGTGTTCCCACAGGTGCCGTGAACGCATCAAATCGATAGCGTTGGAACGCATCTCTTGGGCTAGCCGAGGAGACAGCGCACTGAGCTGAGCGCCGAGGCCGTCGAAGTCGAAGCGATCGTACAAGACCGCCACCGCCCCCGTGATGCCTTGTTCCTCCAGCCCCACCGTGTTCGGGTACGCCAACAAGCCGCCTCGGCCTAGGGTGCACGGTACGCGGTCCGACCAGTAACGATCAGCCGGTGCCGAGTCACCGAGGACAACACGGGCGGTGGCGTACAGGCGGTTGAGGTCGTACCCCCACACCTGGTTGCGTCCGCCGAATCGCCGGAATGACCGACCGTATCGGCGTGAAGCCCAGTTGAGCAGGCTTTGGCGATGATCGCCATGGATGCTGTGAACCATCGAGCCGACGAAAGTCGCTTGGACGCTTCCCCAGCGTGCTTGGTCAGGCTTGCCCGGCTCCGTCCACCGACGCCCGATCGGAGGTGGCAGCCAGAAGTGATTGACCCCGCGCGCCCGGAATTCGTCCTGGTGGCCGCCATCAGCCGTGAAGACGTATTCACAGGACCACCACGGGTCCACCCCGATCTGTGACTCTCGGCGGTCAACGCCCCAGTACAGATCGAGATGGACACCGACAGTGGCTGTGCCCGCCTCTTCGACTTCACACAGCATACGACGCACGTCGCCCACGGGTACGTGCCCGTGAGTGCGCGCCCAGCTGAGCAGGTCCGCGCCCTTGCACGCCCGCAAGACGTCATCCACGTGGGGGCCGCGAGCCGGAAGATGGTTGACCTCCCAGCCCAACGCCACCCCCGCCTCCGCGATGTCGTCCTTCCACCGGTTAAGGTGAACGGGCCGAGGTGCGCCCAGCAGGACGACCTTCACGGATCAGCTCGCGACGTCGGCGCCCTTGAGCAGGACGGCGCGGTTCGGGTCGATGACCTTGGTGCCGTACAGGCAGTCGATCGACACGACGTCCTGCTTCTTGTCGATGTCGTAGTCGTAGACCACGCGGAGGCCGAAGCCCTTGTAGTTGGCGATCGCGGCGTTCTGCGCGCCCCGGGGGAGCGCCAGCGGCCGGAAGGCCAGGGCGAGGGCCGTCTGGTGGAACGCCAGGCCGACCTCGGTGGTGCTGTCGCCCGGGTCGCCCACCGGAACCGTGATGTTCTGGGTCTGGTACGGGTCGAACCCGAAGACCCGACGACCCAGGTTGGCCTCTCGCAGGCCCTCCGTGTCGCCTCGCGCGTCCGCGCGGTTGAACAGGTCGTCGCCGAGCCAGGCAGCGGTGGTGACCGGGCCGACGACCAGCCGACGCATGGTCGGGGGGACGTTGCGCTGGGTCAGGACTCGACCGGCGTCGATCGCGACACGCGGGTTGTCCCACGCGTACTCGTTGGAACCGCCGAGCGGGGGGTTCGTCCCGCCCACGACGCCGACCTCCTGGGTCACGTCGTCGCGCAGCGCCAGCAGGTCACGGTCGATCTTCTGGCTGATCGCCTCCATGGCCGGGTTCAGCAGCTGCTCCCCGAAGTCCATGATGTTGAGCGTGAGGTCCTCGGAGGTCACCGCGAAGGAGACGTCCGCGAAGTGGTTCAGCGTCAGAGGGACGCCGGACTCGGTCGCGTTCTGGACCGTGATGCCACTGGTCCGGTTGTACTCCTCCGCCGTGAAGGTGGTGGGCTTCCGGATGGTGATGGTGTCGCCGACCTGCTGGAACTCGTTCTCGTAGTCCCGGTAGACAAGACCGGCCATCACGGTGGTCTCGTACAGAGTGGCGAGAGCCGCCCGAGCGATGATGTCGGGCGTCAGGAAGGTGTTCGCCATGGCGGCTTACTCCTAGTTGACTAGTCGTTGTGAGGTGCTACCGGGAGGCCCCTCGACGCATCCTGCGGAAGTCGTCGATGGACATGGTGGAAAGGTCCTGGGGCTGCCCGCCGGGTCCACCGGCAAACGACCCTCCCGAAGGGGGCACCACCGGCTGTGGAGCCGGGGGCGGGTTGGGGACCGGAGCCTGGCCCTGGGGGGCCGTGGTCGGCGTGGTCTCCTCCTGCGGCTGCGGGGTTCCCCCCTGAAGCCACGGGTTGGCCTGGACTGCCTCGGCGATCTTGGTCGCCAGAGCCTCGCTGTCCGTCGGGTCGACGTCCTTGAGACTGTCCAGGAAACTCCGGCTGTCGAGCAGCGCGGAAGCGTTGAAGTTGCCGCCCTGAGCGGCCTTGTACACGGCCAGCTCGGTGCGAGCCATCTTGGTGGAGGTGCGCTCGCCCTGGAGCAGGTCCTTGAGCTGCTCGGGCGTGAGCTGGTCCTCAGCCGGGGTGTCGTCGTCGACCAGACCCAGAACTTTGCCGATGTCCTGCGCCAGCGCCTTACGGGCCTCGTCGGCTGCCGACTGCTTGGCGTTCACCCGGGCCTTGGCCGCGTCGTCGCGCGACTCCTTGATGATCTTCTGGGCCCAGTCCGGCAGGTCGGCGCCCTCCTGGCGCTCGGGCTGCTGACCGGTCGGCTCAGGAGTGACCGGCTGATCCTGCGGTGACGGGGGGTTCGCAGGATCAGCCGGGGTCTGCGGGGGCTGGCCGCCACCCCGCCCGGACACCTGCACGCCGTCCGGCAGTGCGGTGGGCAGTCCCTGGGGGTCCGTGGGGGTCTCCGTGGCCGCCGGAGCGCCTCCCGTGGGCTCCGGGCCCGTCGGTGCCGGGGGCTGGCTCTCAGGCCCTCCCGTGGGCGCGGACGGCTGCTCGGGGGCGGTGGGTGTCGACATGCTGTGTCCTCTCGGGCGTCAAGCCCTGGTGTCGGCCGGAGCCAGTCCGGCGGTTCGGTTGCGCACGGGGTTACCGAGTAGCGTCGTGACGCTCCCGGTTGGTCTTCCTGGGAAGCCCCGTCTTGGCCGCGTGCTCACGCGCCTTCTTGCGCCATTCCTTGAACTTGGCATCGGCGTACTTGCGTTCCTCGTCCGTCAGCGCCACCGCCCTGCGGCGGTCCCACTTCCGAGCCGTGCGCTCGATTTCGCGCAGACGTTGAGTTTCCTTGTACGTTACGCCCTTGGTGTCGGACTTCTCCGGCTTGCGGGTGAACCCCGGCAGGTACGCTTCGACGCTGTGCCGACAGTTCGGGTGGAACAACCCCTTGGACCTGGCTTCCGACAAGGACCCCGCCACCTGTACCGTGACGTTCTTGTTGCCAGCCTTAACGGTGACCTCGTGCTTGCCACTGGGTCCGCCGATCTCAAGGATCTTGCCTTCCCAGGGTTTGCACAGAGGGCACTCATACGGGGCGTCGCTGACCATCACCAGCCGCACCCCTGCGGACTCGATCCGGTCCACGTGGGCGTCGACCATGATGTTGGCCGCGTGCGTCCGCACAGCCATCTCGACGTAGGTGCGTAGTTCCCAGCGTCGGCCCGACCGGTCCGTGAACCCGGTGATTCCGGCGTCCGCAAACTTGGCCAGGGCGTTGCCTGCGGCTTGGAGTCTGGTTTTGGTTCCGGCCTCGACCTCGGCGGTCACTTGAGTAATGACCCGATGATACGCTGACATGGCTTGGTCAGCCATCGCGGTTTCCACTGACTTGAGGTCGTCGACCATCTTCTCTGCGCCACGCTTGGCGTGCGCGCCCGAGGGCGGTGGCAGCCCGTCGGCTTGGTCTCCCAAGCTCTGGTCTGCCAGCGCCACCCCCCGCCGTTCGGCCTCCCGAGCTGCTTCGTTGGCCTTCTTTCGGCCTCGACGAAACAGGCCGGACAGTAGCGACCCGAGGGACCTTCTGAGCGCTCCCGCGCCGTCTCGGCGGTCTTGGCCCCATGAGTCCAGGCCGATGCCCCGACCCAGGAAGCTGGCGATCCGCCCGAGTAGGCTGACCTCTGCCGCCGCGTACTCGTTGGCTACGTCTGCGGCGAGGTCGTCAGCCTCATCGGGCGAGATCGACATCAGTCACCTCCTGCACCCACCTGGGCCAGTGCCTGGCCGTTGACCTGGTCGAGCAAGTCGATGTCCTCGGTCTCGGGGTCGTCGAACTGGTCGGCGTTGGCGTCGGCGTCTACCGGGACGCTCGTGTCGCCCTCGATCGCTTCCATCTCCTCTTCGACCTGGTCGCGGTCCCACTGGGGGTGCACCATCTGAATCTTGGTGCGCAGCGAAACGGCCTTGGCTGCGTCGAGCATCTGGACGATTTTGGAGGTGGTCTCCATGTCCGTCTGCACGCCGTCCGGCCATTCAAGGTTGGGACTCTCCGTGAACACGTCGCCGGAGTCCCCACCGAACCAGAGCTTGTCGACCTGAAGCGCTGCCCGGCTGAGCCGGACCAACGGCGGTCGCCAGTACCCGATCTTGCGGTCACGGGTCACGAACGAACGCCGCTCACGGGCCTGTACCTCGGTGGCCGTGGCGGGTCCGCCCTGGTCGCCCTCGCCGAATGACTGCGCGCTGTAGCCCGCACCGCGCAACGCCTG